CACAGAAGAATAAGAAACATAATGACTAAGCATTTAAAAGATAAACTAGAAAACAGTTTTGCTAGAAGAATGGCAAGTTACTAATAAATAAATTAACAATAATTCTATTATATACTATGAAACAACAAGTTAAGATAAGTAAAGTAAAGGGAAACCCTAACAATCCTAGAATAATAAAAAACGATAAGTTTAAAAAGTTAGTAAAGTCAATACAAGAGTTTCCTGAAATGCTAGAAAAAAGACCTATTATCGTTGATGAAGATATGATGGTGCTTGGTGGCAATATGCGACTGAAGGCAAGTAAAGATGCAGGACTAAAAGAAGTATGGATTGATATTGCAAAAGGGTGGACGAAAGAACAAAAAGATAAATTTGTAGTTAAAGACAATGTAAACTTTGGAGAGTGGGATTGGACTATGTTAGCTAATGAATGGGATTCGGTTAAAATAACAGATTGGGGTTTGGATGTATGGCAAAATTTAGATGATAATACAAATAAAATAAATAAAGGAGATGAAAATTCTGAATGGGTAGGCATGCCTGAATTTGAAGCTAAAGAAGAATCTCTAAAAATTATTGTACATTTTGAAAATGAAAATGATAGAGAAGTATTTGCAAAAGAGCACAGTTTACAATTTACAAAAAAATTATCAAATGCTTGGGCTACCCATTATCCTTATGACGGAAGAAAAGATATGAACTCTTTAAAGTATGAATAGATATCCTGTTTATATAGTGTCTAAAGGTAGGTGGGAGAATCCTATAACTGCAAATTTATTTATTAAAGATGGAATTGACTTTAAGATATTAGTTGAACCGCAGGAATATGACAACTATTGTAAATCATTAGGTAAGGAATATGTAAAAAAACTACCATTTTCTAATTTAGGTGTAGGTAGTTATCCTGCGAGAAATTTTGCTTGGGAAGATAGTTCAAAAAATGGATATGAAAGACATTGGGTGTTTGATGATAATATAAGAGCATTTAGGAGAACAAATAAAGGAAATAGAATTCTATGTAATGGTTTAAAAGCTATACAGACATTAGAAGATTTTACAGACAGATATGAAAATGTAGCTATTTCAGGTTTTAATTATTCAACTTTTGTAACACCATCAACAAAAAAACCTTTTTATCTAAATGTTCACGCTTATAGTGCAATGCTTATGAAAAATAATATGCCTTATAGGTGGAGATTAAAATATAATGAAGATGTAGACTTATGTTTACAAGTATTAGATAATGGACTATGTACTTTATTATTTAATGCTTTTTGTGTAGACAAAACTTCTACTACAGCTAAAATGAAGGGAGGTAATCAAGATGAATTATATTTAGGAAATGCTTTTGAAAAGAAAGTATTAAAGGCAAGAAGTCTTGAGGAAATATGGCCACAATACGCAGAAACTAAAATAGTTTGGAACAGACCACATCATTATGTCAATTGGGGAAAACATTTTAAACACGGATTAGTAAGAAGGGAAGATATTAATTGGGAAGATATAAAAAACAAAAAGAGTAATTTAAAGTTAACACAAGTAAAAAAAATAAAAAGTAAAAAGTTACAACAATTTTATAAAGATAATAAATGAAAATATTAGTAATAGGAGGAGCAGGTTATGTAGGAAGTAATTTAATAAAATATTTTAAAAAACATACTAATGCTACTATAACATCATTAGACAATTATTTTACAGGGAAAAAGGACAATCATATAAAAGGTGTTGAATATATACAAGATTGTAGTTGGGAGATTAATAAATTGCCAAAGCAAGATATTGTTTATCATTTTGGAGAATACTCAAGAGTAGTTCCTTCTTTTAAAGATGTAGAATATTTGATGACTAGTAACCTGTGGGGAACAACTAGAGTTGTAGAACAATGTAGAAAATGGAATGCAAAACTAATATATTCAGCTTCAAGCTCTAAGTTTGGAGGGAATGAGAATTTAAGTCCTTACTCTTGGGTTAAAGCTAAGATGGTTGAATTGATTAAAAACTATGCTAATTGGTATAATCTAAAATATGAAGTATGTTATTTTTATAATGTTTATGGAAAGAATCAAATATCAGAAGGGGACTATGCAACTGTAATAGGAATATTTGAAAGGCAATACAAGGATGGGAAAGCATTAACGGTTGTAGGCGATGGAAATCAAAGTAGACAATTTACACATATAGATGATATAGTAAATGCCTTAGATAAAATAAGAAAAAAAGACTACAATAAAGAATGGTATTTAAGCTCAGATAAAGATTATAAGATAATAGATGTTGCTAAAATGTTTACAGATAATATAGAATACATTCCTGAACGCAAAGGAGAGAGATACAATGCTGTAACTGTTCCTAATGATACTAAAATAATATTGAATTGGGAGATAAAGAATGACTTAAAAACATATATTAATGGAACAAAATAGAACAAAGATTAACAAAGAGAGATTACTCACAGCATTAGAAAGTTCACTAGGAGTGATAACTACTGCTTTAAAGTCTTGCGACTTATCAAGAACAAACTTTTATAAATGGCTAAAGGAAGATGAAGAATTTGCAGCAAAAGTAAAAGAAATAGAAAACATACAACAGGATTTTATTAAGTCAAAGTATTATGAATGTGTAAAGGATAAAGTTCCTTCAGTTGTAATACACGCTGCTAAGACTAGACTTGGTTGGAACGAAACAAACAGAGTAGACATAACTTCAGGCGACAAAGTTATTAATATGCCTGTTATAACATTTGTAGAAACTGATACTGAATAAGAAATACAATCCATTATTTTCATCTGAAGCTAGATACTTTATAATTACAGGAGGTAGAGGTTCAGGTAAGTCTTTTGCCGCAACAGTCTTTCTTACTTTACTTACTATGACTAAAGGGATTAGAATACTCTTTACTCGTTTTACAATGACTTCAGCTCACTTATCAATCATTCCTGAGTTCTTAGAAAAAATAGGGCTGCTAGGATTTGATGAAGTGTTTAGTATTAATAAAAAAGAAGTAGTCAATACAAGCAATCAATCAGACATTCTATTTAGAGGTATTAAAACCTCAGCAGGAAATCAAACAGCTAGTCTAAAGTCATTACAGGGAATTTCAACTTGGGTATTAGATGAAGCTGAAGAGCTTGTTGATGAGAATATCTTCGACACTATTGATTTAAGTATTAGAGAAAAGGGAATACATAATAGAGTTATACTTATACTAAATCCTGTTACAAAAGAACATTGGATATACAAGAGGTTCTTTGAGGACAAAGGCGTAGAAGGTGGTTTTAACGGCTTTAAAGACAATGTGTGCTATATCCATAGTACATACCTAGACAATGAAGATAATCTCTCACAGAGCTTCCTAGAGCGTATTAAGAGTATAAAGCATAGAAACTTTAAAAAGTATCAGCACAAAATCTTAGGAGGTTGGTTAGACAAAGCTGAAGGAGTTGTATTTGAGAATTGGAGTATAGGGGAATTTAATCCTGATGGACTACAGACATCTTGTGGAATGGACTTTGGTTTTAGTGTAGACCCTGATAGTTTAACTGAAGTGGCTATTGATAAAAGGAAACGTAAGATATATTTAAAAGAACATATCTATAAGAACGGTTTAAAGTCAAACGAATTAGCTCAAATCATATTAGACAAAGTAGATAACAAACTTATAATTGCAGACTCAGCAGAACCAAGACTAATTGCAGACCTTAGACATTTAGGAGTAAATATAAAACCTGTAAAAAAAGGAACTATTGAAAGTGGTATAACTCGTATGCAAGACTACGAATTAATCATAACTCCTGAGAGTACGAACATAGCTAAAGAGCTTAACAATTACATATACGCTGACAAAGGTTCTAAGCTTTATGTAGACAACTACAATCACGCAATTGACGGTGTTAGGTATAACGTTATTTATCACCTAGACAACCCTAATGCAGGAAAGTATTACGTACAGTAAACTAAAATTAACAAATTTCTATTATATAACAGATGCAAGTAAAAATCAAAAAGGAAGGTAAGGTAAAAAAGTTCAAATTGATTAATAGTTGGGAAGATGTAACTCTTGAAAAATGGTTACAACTTATTGACTTTGAAACAGGAACTAAAACAGAAGAAGCAACAGAAACAATAGCAGCGTTATCTAATATTCCTA